TACGTTGGAAAGTCCTTTCATACTCTCAAAATCGATGTTAGGTGTGAACGTTTTTGTAAGAATATGCTTCTGCAACCACTCGATTTCCTTTTGCTTGCTCTCGGGCGCACTGTCCCACGTCAGATAATGTGCAGCCTTTGATACATCGTCCTTGCCTTTCGAGATAAGCGTTTTGTTCTCATCGTTCTTGTCGGGCATATTCTTGATGATATCGGTATCGACAATAAACATCGGGTCTGCGAAGTAGTCGTTTGTATCGGCTGTTCTTGAACCGATATACTCCTCACGCTCAATCAATGGCTCTACACCTTTCCACTCCTTATCCTGCTGGAACAGTATCACTGGAATTTTGCCTATCGGGTTCTGCTCCTCGACAACCTCCCAGCCAGTGAGAACACGCTTGCATCGGTAGATAACATCGGGGGTAAAGATGTCGAAGTGGTACGATGTTTCTGTGCTGCTATCCTTTACGTAGTAGCCCCACGCAAAAGAAACAAGGTTTTCGTACATATCCCAACGAGCATAGATTTCGTCTCCCTTACTCTTTGCCAATACTCGAATTTGGCAGTCGGGCTTGTTCTCACTGTTGCGGAACACTCTAAACAGCATTGCAGACTGCGTTTCAGCCCCTGCAAGGCGTTTACATTGTCGAACCTTGCTGTCGAACCTTGTACGCTTGATAAGGTCTTGAAACGCACTGAAAGCCTTGTCTGTGCCCTCGCTTTGGTTGGTCCACTTAATGGGGCGACCATAGATGAACACAAGTGCAATTTCGTTAATATACTGGGGATAGTTGATAGGCAGCTTCCAGCGTTTCAACGTCCCTTTTCGCTCTCCTTTGGGGTTCTTCAAGATTTTGTCCGGACGGCTCATTATCTCGTGCTGCTTCGGATCATACTCTTTCATTGCTTCGGCTGTAAGGGCTTCACGTGTAGTAAACAATTCTTTCACTCTCGAAATGTCCTTTGCCTTAATCAACTCCTCGAACTCCTGATTTCTTCCTACTACCGCATTGAGGTAGTTAGTGAACATTTGAATAAATCCCATTGTCTTAAAGTGTTAAATTGAAAATAAAGCATCTACATCATCGGGTATCTCTGTATCATCTTCTGTAAAGTAGTTTACAGCGTACCCCAGCAAATCCACATACTCATCGTGAACCTTTGTAGGGAAACCGCAAACCTCGTCTATGAACTCATCGTTCCATTCGCCATCGACAAGGTACACACGTCCGCACTCCACTTTCGGAGCGATAGCGTGAAGTCTCACGTCTTTGGCATCTGTTGGGGTGGGAGTATAGGTTACGTTCAAACTGGTGCTGTCTTCCAGTTGTTGAACAACACTCTTTCCGTTTGCCTTTGGCTCAACTCGAAGCGTACTTTGACTATCGTCATAGTCGTTGGCGTACATATATTCGGGCAAGAACCGCAAAAGGTCGGGAAAAGATTTCCAAACCTTTTTGGCGTGTGTGATATAAATGCTGTTCTTGATTTTGCAGGCTGCAATGATACCCGAAGGGTCATTGTCAGTCTTTTTCTTTTTCTCGTCATAGGCGGTATCAAGAAAGAAATGTATCGGCTCCTTGAAGCGGAGTGCCCGGAAGTCGGCAAACGATATTCGTCTGAACCAACTTTCCTTGATAATGTTACCTCCTGCTGCGCTTGGAACCTGCATATACTGTCCTGCATAGCCACGAGAACCCAAATCGACCATAGCTTCTTGAAGTACCGTTCTGTTCAGACGCTTTGGATCGAGAAGTCCATCCACATAGAATTTGCGAAGCTCTGCCGGCTTTACATCATCACAATCTTCTGCAGGCAGACAGATGTGTCTGATGTTTTCGCCTTTCTTTTTCAGCATATAGCCCGTAACATCTTCCTCGTGGAGACGCTGCATAATCGTTACAACTGGCGTGTTGGCTTTATCCACCTTACGAGACGAAAGCGTTTTTGTGTGCTCATTCGCCTGTACTCGCAAAGGCTCTGATTCAGCCTGCTTTGGGTTTACGGGGTCGTCATTGATGATTACGTGAGCGTGGAAACCGGTAATCGTAGCTCCAGTAGATGTTGCATAACGATAACCAGTCTCCGTATTCTCATAGTTCTGTTTACCCGATTTGTCCTTACGTATCTGAATGTGCGGAAACAATGCTCGGAACTTATCCGACTGGATAATGTCCTTACTCTTTGTTGCGTGCTCGATAGACAATCCAACCGAATATGAGTTTGTGATTATTCGGAGTGTTGCGTCTTGTGTCCATAACCACACCGGCCACATTATAGTTACGATTGTGGACTTGGTTGTACCGGGAGGAATGTTTACGATTAGGTCATACGGCTTTGGCTCTCGTGCCACAATCGACACCGAGAGCTTTTGGAGTTCCTCGCATAGAAACGGAATGTGCCAGTTGTAAGTCGGCTCTTCCTTGATGATAACGTCCCAGAATGTCTGGACGAAATAAAAGAAGCTCCGCTTGCACTGGTCAGCAACCACTCTCAATGCGAGTGCCGTATAATCTAATCGTGATATCATTCCTTGTTGTTTATAATATCTTGTCCGATGCGGAGCAGTAGTTTACGCTCCTCTTCGGTTAGTTTGGTGATGTCGATTTCCTTTGTTCTGATAAGGTCCTCACCATCTTTGCCGGTAATCTCCTTGCGTTCTGTGTACCCTCTGTCTTTCATCTGCGTTTTTGCATAGAAGATTATCATTGTCGTATCACCCGCTTTCATCTTTTTGAGGATAAGGCTTTCGGCAAAGTCCTTTTGCAGTTCCTTGATATCATCTGCCTTTTCCCGAAAATCGGGGTCCTCATTATACCAGCGGTAATACGTCATTCGGGACACATTGGCTGCCTTACAAGCTGATGAAACTATACCGCTTGTGTTGGCAAGAGCTTGTAAAAGGTCTGCCTTTTCTTGGGCGACCCTCTCGTCAATTCTCTGTGTATCACGTTCTGTTTCCATATTGTTTCCATAAATTATTTGCGTTTCTTAATTATACCGTCTCTGTTCTGCGTATCTCTGTACAAGTCGCCAACGAGTACACGATAAGTCCTTTTCTTGGGGTCTCCTGCCATAAGCATTTGGTACATCTTCTGAAAGGTCTTGTCAGTGGTTGCATCTACCATAAAGCCGAGAGGGAGCTTGTAAGTGGCTGATAACGTATGTCTGTACTCATTCGCTCGTGTGTCATAGATAGAGCGTGACAATACATAGAATTTCTGCTTTACGTTGAAGTTTAGCCAAACCTGCGGAGTGAACGTTTCCGAATTGATGTTGTACTGTACCACTGGCGTTACAGAGAACCAGTCGCAAACGTCCTGCTTGTAACCGATGAATGGTGCAACGGTGGTAGCGTTGCCATCGTGTAGCGATGTTGTAACTGGCACCCATACACGAAAGCGTGTAGGCTGGGTGATACCGTCATAAATTTGCGCTTTGGCACTTACTGCGAACAAAAGCGTGATAGCTGTCAGCAACAGCGTTAGTTTCAAACGATTTTTCATTGTCTTTTCGTTTTGGGGTTTTGAATTGATTAAATAGTCTCTGCTTTGTCTTTCTTCAAGAGCGAGATTGCACCCGAAAGACCGATTGTGAGGAGTGAACCTGCGACAATCATAGGCACCCAGCCGTTCAAGTTACCGATAGCGAAGATTGGCAGACCGACTGCAAGGCTCGCCAAAATGCCATAGAACAAACCGCTTTCGCTCATCTTGTAGCCCTTAATGGCGAATATGGTAGGAAGCATTACTGAACTGCGTAGCGTTCCGTAGAAGAGGAACAGATATGTGATAGTAATACCAGGAATGTTCGCTACACCGATAGCAAGGATAGCGACAATAATCATTGCAATACGTCCGATCTTAACAGAATTGAACTCTGTGCCGGTCTTTTCCTCGATGCGTTTCACTACATCGTGTCCGGCTACTGATGATACAGCGCAAAGAATACTATCGACTGTTGAGATAAGTCCTGAAAGGATAAGCAAGAAGAATAGATACAAGAACCATTTCGGAGTAAATGCGATTACAGCCCCTACATTGACAAGCTGGGTGTCAGCGATAGGCAACTGTGCTCCTGCTGCGAAAAAGCCGAAGCACGACAAGGAAATGGGCACTACGGCAAAGATAAAGGCTGCTGTAACCATAGTGCGCTTAACGTGCTGTGGCTTCACACAGAAAACACGCTGCCAAAACATCTGGTCTCCGAATGTTCCCGAAAGCAGACCGATTGTAGTAGGCAGACCGAACGAAAGCATTACAGCAATACCGGTGCTGTCGAACAGATGTCGATAGTTGCCAGTGAGACCTCCCAAACCGTTGAAGAATGTTTCTGCTCCTGCGTTTGATGTCATAATAGGCAGACCGAGCAAAAGAACCGCAACGATGAATCCCATTTTGATAAAGTCCGATGCGATATTTCCACGAATACCCCTCGTGAGCGAGTACAATAGTGGAATGGCTGCAAGGATTATCGTAGTCCACAAGAACGGCAATCCAGTAACCTTATGAAAGATTGTAGCTCCAGCCAACAACTGAACAGCGAGTGAACAGATTTGCAGGCCGAAGCTTTCCACCAAAAACATATTGTGCGCCCTATTGCTGTACGTCTCTCGGATATAATCGGAGAACGTCCAACCATCGGGGCGCAATTTTCGCATCTTGTTAGCAAAGAACGCAAACAGAATGAGCGTCAGAACGTTTGGAACGACAAACCAGAACACACCTGCGAAACCTTGTGTGTAGGCTTTCTCTGCTGCTGTGAACATAGACGGTGCCCATACCCACGTTGCAGCCATTGAAAACGCTGCGAGCAACCACGGAGCGCATCGATTGGCGACCAAAAACTCTTCTTTCGTCTGTTCTCTCTTTCGTAGCATAAAGATGATTGCTACCATTGCAAGGAAGAAGCTACCAATGAGCATCATTCCCTCGAATTGTGATAAGATTTCCATCTGAATAATTCTTTAATTTAGTGTAACATTTGTTATATCGACTGCAAATATACTTAAAGTGCGCCTATTAAGCGCACTAAAAGGCGTGAAAAAAGGGTATTTCAACACAAATAGGCAGTTATAACCTTGACGAAACCATCAAAACTGCGCACAATAACATACTTGTTACCGTGCATTTCTGCGATACGTTGCCAGTCTTTTTGATTTTGCTTTTGCCTACCTTTTGCAGTCTTGAACT